GACAACGATGAGGCAGGCCAGAGAAGCGCGATAGAGTGCGCTGAAGCCCTCCCTGTGGGTAAGGTCAAGATTGCCAAGTTAGCCTATAAGTATGCCAATGAGTCTCTTCTATGGGGTGCTGAGAAGGAGATTATAACCGCAATATTGAGAGCTAAAGATTGGCGACCAGACGGTATTATCATCACATCAGAACTCAGAGATTCTATAGCTGAGACAGATGAAGAATCCCTGATTAAATATCCCTATGACAAACTCAATGACATTACTAAGGGCATACGCCCCTCTACCCTAGTGACCATCTGTGCCGGGTCGGGGGTCGGTAAGTCTACGTTAATAACTGAGTTTGCCTACCACCTTCATATTCACGGTCAGAAAGTTGGGATGCTGATGTTAGAGGAGGAGAACAAGCGCACTGTGAGAGGACTCATTGGTCTGCACTTGCAGAAGAACATTGTACAGGATTATTTGAGTGCAACCAAAGAGGAAGTCCTAGAGGGCCATGATTCCCTTTTCAGAGAACAAGATGTGCAACTATTTAATCACTTTGGTTCTACCTCCCTCGATATTGTAGTTAATCGCATTCAGTACATGACAAAGGCGATGGGTTGTAGCCATATATTCTTAGACCATATCTCAATACTGGTGTCTGGTGTCACTGGACAGGTCACTGATGAGCGCAGGCTCATTGACCAGATAATGACAACCCTACGGACGATGGTCCAAGAGCTGCGCATCACCTTATTTCTGGTCAGCCACCTCACCCGACCCCAAGGGGATGGCCATGAGAATGGAGCGAAGGTAAAGCTATCACAGCTACGAGGCTCCCACAGCATTGCTCAACTAGCAGACTTCTGTATAGGCCTACAGGTCAATGCCGATGACCCTAGTGATGACACTAGGGACCTGATTGTCTTAAAGAATCGGTTTACAGGTCAGGTCGGTTGGGCAGGCAAGCTGAAGTACCACAGGGACTCTGGGCGGTTAATTGATACCGCTAAAGATGACACTCCCTTTTAAATCTTAAATCAAATCAAAACAAGCACACATAAAGGAGACAGACCATGAGTCAGAAGCATGAGGTGTTAACACATCTAAAGCAAGGTAACACTATCACAAGCTATGAGGCATTCACTAACTGGGGCATCACTAGAATCAGTGCTGTCATCCACCTACTGAAAAGTGAGGGCTACCCTATTGTGAGAGAGGACATTGATGTCATTACTAAAGATGGTAGGAAGACTACTATAGGACAGTGGTCCTTAACTGGTATCAGAGTATTGCCATTGCAGACACAGCTATTTGCAGAAGCATCCTAATGAGTAGGCTAGTGTTTGACTTAGAAAGTAACGGCTTACTGCATCAGCTAGACCGCATCCACTGTATTGCTGTTACTGACATTGAGAACAGAGATAGACGTAAAGACTCCACTCAAATTTATCATGGACAGCAGGGTATTAAAGAGGCAATTGCGGTGCTCAGTGAGGCCGATGAAATCATAGGCCACAACATCATTGCCTTTGATATACCTGCTATACAAAAGGTCTACCCAGAGTGGCAACCCAAGGGCAAGGTGACAGATACATTAGTTCTTAGTCGCTTAGTGTTTGCTGACCTTATGAGTGATGATGCTACCTCTGTCTCCCTCCCAGATGAGTTTAAGAAACGCCTCTGGGGTAGTCATTCCCTTAAAGCATGGGGTCTCCGTATGGGGACCATGAAGGGTGACTATGAGGGAGGGTGGGACGAGTGTAACCAGGAGATGCTTGACTACTGTAAACAAGATGTCCGGGTTACCTTTGAACTCTATAAGCACTTGAAAAAGAATGCCGCAGACTTCTCACAGGAGAGTATTGACCTTGAGCACCAACTGGCCGAGGTCTGCTATCGGATTGGTGAGAATGGTTGGACGTTTGATGTGGAGGCTGCCCATGCACTCTATGCTGACCTTGCCTCCGAGCGCATCGAGCTAGAGAAAGACCTAGCAGAACTGTTTGAGCCTTGGGAATTAGAGACACCTTTTATACCGAAGAGAGACAACAAGACTCTTGGCTACAAAAAAGGTGAAGTGTTCACCAAGACTAAAGTGATTGAGTTTAACCCCAACTCACGCAAGCATATCCATAAGTGCCTTGTCGAGAAGTATGGGTGGAAGCCTAAAGCGTTTACCCCCAGTGGTGATGCCAAAGTAGACGAGACTGTTCTGTCTAAACTGCCTTACCCGGAGGCTCAGAAGTTAGCTAAGTTCTTCCTCGTACAGAAGCGAATAGCCCAGTTAGCCGAAGGGTCTCAGGCTTGGCTAAAGGTCTGTGATAAGGATGGTCGTATAAGACACACCATCGTCAGTAATGGCACTGTGTCGGGCAGGGCTGCCCATCGGTCCCCTAACCTAGCACAGGTTCCCTCTGTGAGAGCACCCTATGGTAAACCTTGTAGGGACCTATTCACTGTACCAAGGGGGTGGGTACTCTGTGGTGCTGACCTTAGTGGCTTAGAGCTACGCTGTCTAGCCCACTTTCTACAGGATGGGGGTGAGTATGCAAAGCAAATCCTAGAGGGAGACATCCATACCTATAACCAGAATGCAGCAGGGTTAAAAACTAGGGACGATGCCAAGACCTTTATCTATGCAACGCTTTATGGAGGTGGCGATGGTCTTATCGGCAAGATAGTTGGGGGATCTGCTAAGGATGGAAAACGCCTAAAGGCTGACTTTGATAAGAATGTCCCTGCCTTTAAACAATTAAAGCAAGAACTCAACAGAGCCTATCAGCGAGGCTACCTCAAAGGTTTAGACGGCAGAAAGCTGTTTGTGAGGTCAGAGCATCGATGCCTGTCACAACTTTTGCAATCAGCAGGTGCAGTCCTGTGTAAGAAGTGGGTTGCCCTAATTGATTCAGAAATCACTAAACAGAACCTAGAGGCAGAGATACTGGGGTGGATACATGATGAAGTCCAGATTGCCTGCCGCAATGAGGAGGTAGCCGAGCATGTCGGTCATATCACTAGCCAAATGGCGCGAGAAACAGGAGCAGCTTTCCAAATCAAAATCCCCATCGAATCCGAGTATCAGTTGGGACGAACTTGGAGTGACACACACTAGCAGTAAAGACATGAGGAACGACATTGAGTTACTGGTGTCTTTCTGGATTGTCCTCGATAGAGCCATAAGAGACCCATTCACTGTTAAATCTAATTTTGCTCGGCATGGTGCATGGCATGTTGCTGTCTGCGCGAGTCGTAGTCTCATCACAACTGAGATTGACTTTGAGGTATTTGACACTAAGTGGCACATCACTGAACCCGGATTGGTATTTAAGGAGACTTTAGATGGACGTATTCAACAGCTTATCAAGTGATAAAACTACCCTCTTAATAGATGGTGATTTATACCTTTATCAGGCCTGTGCTGCCTGTGAAGAAGAGGTCCATTGGGGAGATGATATCTGGTCCCTCTATTGTGACATCAAAGGTGCTAAAGCAATGTTTGACTCAAGAATCAGTGAGTTTAAACACAAGCTAGATACCAACGAATTCATTATCTGTTTTACCACAGGAGATAACTTCAGAAAGACAGTGTTACCTGAATATAAAAGTAACAGAAAGAAGACCAGAAAGCCTGTCGGTTATAAGGCACTAGTGGAGTGGGTACAGGATAACTACCCCTGTTACTCCCAAGACACCCTAGAAGCTGATGACATTATGGGCATTATACAAAGTGCCAAGACCCACCCTACTGCCATCGTCAGTGATGATAAGGACCTCAAGACTATCCCCGGCAAACTCTACAGGCCAATGGCTGATGAGTTACTCCACATTAAAGACTTGGAGGCTGACTATAACTTTTTGACTCAGTGTCTTACTGGTGATTCAACTGATGGCTATGGGGGTTGTCCCGGTATTGGTCCTAAAAGAGCAGAAAAAATACTGGGGAATCACCCCAGTTGGGAACTAGTTGCTCAGGCTTACATTAGCGCAGGGTTAACGAGAGAGGATGCGATTGCCCAGAGTCGCTGTGCAAGGATTCTAAGGTACTGCGATTGGGACTCTGAGACTAACAGTATCAGACTATGGGAGCCAGAGCGATGATAATTGAGAAGCAATCTGTCTTAACTGGAGCGTATCACAGAAGAGATATACCTGTTACTCAGGAGCAGCTAGACAGACACAAGAATGGTGAGCTAATACAGGATGTCTGCCCACAGTTAACGAGTGATGACCGTGAGTTCTTAATCTCGGGTATTACCCCAGAGGAATGGCGAGAGACTGTCACCTGCACTAACTGTGGGGATGAGTAACACCATGATATTGACAGCATACGACAGGCACCAAGCATCGGGTAAGCCTATCGAGACTTTCGCACCTTATAAGCACCTTGATGCGACCTTTTATAGAGGGCAGTACTGCTATTGCGTATCGCCTAAACGAAAAACTATTAACAGTAAGCCTATGTGCCGCACATGCGGTAAAAGGCTAAGGAGACAAACACGCCATGAGTATTGATGATGTTAGCCCTAACGAATGGAATAGACTAAGGGAAGCCTACCCTGCGATTGAAAAGACAGAAAAAGTAGAGTCTCAGGACTATCAGCCTATTAAGCCGTATAAATTACCGGCTGATGCAAAGACTCGTAAAGCCATCCCTGTTTATACAGGTTTTGTAGCGTACTTCCCAAGAGCTATGGCAGCAGTTGCCAAAGTATCACTTGAGGGTGGTATTCAGCATGGGCAGACACCTGAGACACTCCATTGGGATAGACCTAAGTCTGGTGATGAGTTGGACGCAATGATTAGACACATCCTAGACAAAGATTGGGCGCAGGTGGCGTGGAGAGCAATGGCTAATTTAGAGAAACACTTAGAGCGAGAGGAGATGTCAAAAAAAATTTAACGAAAAAGAAGTTGCTTTTTGGTCTATATTAAAACTGAGGCAGTAGTAGCCTGTGGACATGTCTTATTATCTTTTCGCATAGAAATAGAAAATGCTCCTTTATCTACTGCCTGCTATTAAATAGTAACTACATCAACCAAACGATAAAGGACTATCGACATGAACATTAAATTTATTTACGCTTTACTTTCGCTATTTATGGTAATTCTCTTATCAGCACCTATGACCCATGCATACAACTATGGG